CAGCCTCGGCCCTATTTCGTTCATCAGAAACGAAATCAACGAACTTTGATGGTTCGTTATCAAACCTACTACGAACACGCGCTGGAAGGGCGTTAAATGCGCTTTGCGCGCTCATAACAACATCCAGAGCAGACTTGTAGTCAACTTGAGACTCAAGAAAATCGCCATACTGAGGATCACTAGATGAGCTACTGGGTAATTCACCAGTAATATTAAAACGCTCAAGAATAACATTAATGTCAGAATCTTCTTTAAAAGATTGCTGAGTAAGAGTCAGATCTTCACACTTAAGACCTGACTCGTCAGAAACCTTCATAGTGTCATAGTTGTACGGAGTACGAAAAAAAACAGATTTCATTTTTTACCTTTCACGGGTGTTTTACCAAAAACCTTCTTCAAGGGGTTTAGCTGATCGATAAGAGTATCAGCCCATTCAATGTACTTATCGGCCTCGTAAGGATTCATGACCTTACTTTCAACGGCCATAAGACCTTCAGCACGTAATTCCTCAATCAACTTGAGAGCACGCTCTCGACCAATCTGCTGGGTAAGCAAATCTGCGGTCTTCTTAGTGACCTTAATTTGCTCCTCAACATTCATAGCCTGAAACATAAACAAACTAGCTTGTTGCTCAATTTGCTCTTTAAGACTACCAAGATTAACAGTCTCAGCCTTGGTCTTAGCAGCTTCGTTAATCCAAAACTTAGATTCAATTTTCTGAAAAATGTCGGATGCCTGCGTACGAGATAACTCGGCAGAAGCCTCAGCTTGAACAGCACTGGATTGTGTCTGAGCAGTCTGAGCCTTAATCAAATCAGCTTGGGCATGCTTATTCTCAGTATCAGCTTGAACATTAGCCATTTGAGCAGAAGCCATAGCCGCTTGGGTAGCGGCAGGAATTGGATTCTCAACATTAGCCATAGCACCAGCTGGAGTAGAAGCACCACCTTGGCTATAAAGAAGGGCAGGGTTAAGACCAGCCGCCTTAGCATCAGCAACAGCACGTTGATAAGCAGTAGAGCTCATACGCTCCTGAAAAGCCATTTGCTGATTAGACAAATCAGCTTGAGCAGAATTACGATCTTGTCCACCTAGAAAACCAAGTAAACCAGAACCGATACCAGCAATAGCACCCCAAGGGATGCCACCAGAAGCAGCATCAGCTATAACTGGTGCAACATATCTTTCAAAAGTATCAGACATAAAAAACTCCATGTTCGACTACATATCCCCGAAGGGATATGTAGCCGTCTATTTTTAGAAATGATCGATCAAACCAGGTACAGAATACATCGGCATAGGACGAGCAACCCTATTAGTGAAAAAAGTATCAACTAAAAACTGCTGACCATTAGCAACCGTACCAGCCGAAATCACACGAGAAACTGGAGGAGTATCTTGAATGAAAGTAGTGTTAAGAGTAGGCAATGATGTGAACTTTTGAGCAAGATGCCAAAAATCAATCGTACCTGCGGAAGTACTCTTAAATAAACCAGAAATTTGAGAAGGCTTGTAACGATATTCAGCCCAACGTTCCTGATAACCAAAAACATCATTGTCAGTAGAAGTACCAGTTACATAAATTTCCTTGTTAAGAACCGCCTGTTCGCCCAAAGTAGCGAACGCCGGGAAATAGAAATCATAACGAGTAGATCTTGACCACATACGAGGTAGACCTTGCTGATATGTCAAATCAGCACGAATAGAAGCAAGACCAAGAATTACACCATGCTCCGTAAACGACTGAGTGAAACCATGGCGATTAGCCAAAGATGTACCCATAGCCGCCAAATTACCGAGCGGTGTAGTCGAACCAGATGCGGACGTAGCAGAGGTCTGAGCAATCGGACTAACAACAATCGGTGCATGACCACCGCCAAGATATTCAGGGCGCTGCAAACGGGCGTCAGGACTAATAACGCCAAAATGAGCCCGAATAATTTCAGTGTAACGAGTACCGCCACGAGCATCCCTCTCCAAAAGTTTTTGAATTTGAAAAGACTGTCTTAACTGGTTAATAGTAGAAGCAGTAGCAGCAGACAAATCAGCCCAAATACCAGTAGTGGTGGAAAATGTCCAATTACCCGCAGAACCTGTAGCAGAACCAACAGCACCTTGAGGAATAACACCAGATGACAAAGAAGTAACCTTGTCATAAGAAACAATGGGTGCTTTAGAACCTAAAGGAAGGGTTACAGCCTGACCCTTCTGAGGCCACGGTAACGAAGAAGTAAAGTAGTCATGACGTTTACCTCTACGCAAAAGAGTGTAATTAGAAACAGTATCAGGACCATCACCTTTATCAACAACAACAGAATTTTGCAAATTCTGATCACGGAACCACTCATTCCAAATCAAGTTATAAGCCCTAGGCCAAAAGGCACAATGACTGACAGTAGAACCAGCAGTAACTTGTCCAACAGTAGGCAAACCCATATAGTCTTGCAAAGAACCAACAGCATAACCACCAGATGGAGACACCTGCTGAGGAACAACATAAGAAATTGAATCACCAGGATTGTCCTGCTGACCCATAAATTTTTGCCAATTGTTCCAAATCAAACGATTAGGAACAAAAAAGAAAAAAGTATCAAGATGCAAGTTATCCATGATAGGAGCCGTAGGCGTAGCCATACGAACAAACGCAGTCATAGACAAATTAAAGGTATCACCAGGAAGTACCTCATCACAATAAATTGGAACAAGGTAGCCAGCATCAAATGTAGTCTTGTGAGTGAACTCACGTTTAAAAGAACTACGAGGAATGTCAGCTTTGGGAATCATCGAAAAACGATGTACATCTACACTCTTGTTGCGATGCATAACAAACTCCAAAAAAAAAGGGGCCGAAGCCCCAAGGATCAAGAAGAAACCTTAGCCATTTTACCAAGTATCAACAGCTTTGGGGTATCAAGCATTTCAACAATGCCTGTGCTGTCATCATACATGGCAAGCTCATAAAGATCAAAGTCGTCTGGATGACTGAACATTTGATTCTCTGGATGATCTCGATTAATCTCGTCAGTAAAAGATCTAATAGCTACACCAACAGAAGGAACAAAAGCAGGACGACCAAAAGCATCAGCAGCTCTATCCTTAACAGATACAACAACTTGTTTCATAAAAAACCTCATTTCAAAACACGTTTAAGTTGTGACAATTTCGCATGTGCGACCTGCTCTTTTACAGCTAATCGCTCAGGAGAATTGTCTTCGATCGTACGCATAGCCTCAACAAACCTTGCGTACTTAACCTCGTCATATAAGTCCGGAAACATTTTTTCAAGTTGTCCGTCATAAAAACGAGGGGGTTTAGCCTTACGACCATTAACAATCACATGATCATGAGGATAAACATCTTGATGAAACTTCTTAAACCAATTAGCACCAATACCAGGCTTAAGACTCATCTTATTAAACTCAGGAACCTTATCAACAATTTCACCATCATCAGTAATGGATTCATAATATTTTGCTGCAGACTTACCAGTAACCTTCTTCATAATATAACGAGCCACATAAGCAGCAGACTGAAAGTTAACTTCGCCAATAGAACTAAAACCAAAAGGCCATAACTCCTCAAGAATGTCGGACCTGTAAATCTTAGACCCGCCAGGAGACTTCGACCAGTACGTCTTATCTCTAAAATCAAAATTGAAAAGACAAGCATGAAAATGAGGGCGACCAAAATTCTCACCATATTCTCCACACATGTAAAAACGAATGGGATACTTATCAACAGATTCAGGAGAAGCACTAGGTTCTACTCCTGAATAGCGTTTACGTAAACGCTTCATGAACTTCTGAAAATCCTCATAACGCAAAGAGCCATTCTCTGGAACATGATCATCATCATAAGTTAACGTGATGAAGCAATTGTTTTTATACAAACTTGCTTCATGCATACAACGAACAGCCCACTGACGTGAGCGTTCAAGGCGACAACCAACACATTGACCACAGGGAAGGGTCAGAGACCTGACCACATCCCATTTAGGACTCTCATACCAAACAATAGACCCATCAGAACACTGATAAGCCTGTAGAGGTTTATAGCAAGGCATTACATGCGCCAACCGCCACGCATGGGATTGACAGACATATTTGCTGCCTTAGTACGACTGACGTTAGCACGAAACTTACGAGCCGACTTGTACTTAGAAACAGGTTTTCGAGAAAGGGGTTTCATTGAACTCACTCCTTAGTTGGTGTCACCTAGCACAGTTACATCAAGTAGGTAACTGTGCTTCCCCGCCTGCTTGCGCAGTCGGGGCCCCCCCTGCGGGTGCGGAAACAAGAGGTTGCGCGGATCTTACCTCCAAAAGGCCAAGTTCTTCAGCCTCGGCCCTATTTCGTTCATCAGAAACGAAATCAACGAACTTTGATGGTTCGTTATCAAACCTACTACGAACACGCGCTGGAAGGGCGTTAAATGCGCTTTGCGCGCTCATAACAACATCCAG